CCTGTATGCTAGAGTCTGCATACTATATGAAAGACTATAGTACCATACAATTTTGGCAGGGTGAATATAATCTGGCTGTTGGACGTGTGAGAAATCGTTCAAGACGTTCCAGACAGGACGATATGCAAACCAACTGGAGTCCTGCTGGAACTCCGAATACAATAGTAAAAGGAGGAAACTAATGCCAAGTCAAGTAGATAAAAATATGAATAAAGCTATGGATTCCGTAGCAAAAAAAGAAAAAAAGAGAAGAGAACAAGAAAAGAAAAGAAAACAAGCAGCTTTACAATTTGGTGATATAGAGATGGATTTTGAAATTCAAAATACATTTACTGAACCTATGAAAAAAGCTAAAAATAGAAAAGAAGGTAAAAAAATTGTAGATAAGATAGCTAAAAGAGCTAGTTCTCTGGATGAATTACATGTTAAACAAAATAAATCTCCTTACTCTATAAGACCAGAAGAAGGAGCAGCTAAGAGACTAACAAGAAAATATAATGAAAGATTTAAAAAAGCTAGAGGTGGTAGATTAGGTATTGACAATTCTGGTCAAAAACTTGTACAGAAGCTTTATAGTAAGGGTGGAAAAATATAATGAGTATGGCAATAGGAGACGCTTGGAAAGCAAGAGATAAGAATAAGAAAAAAGAAGAAGTGAAGAAAAAGAAAGAAAATACTGATAGGATACATGCAAATGTAGAAACTAGAGTGAAAAAGAAAAAGGAAGAAAATCTTAGAATACACTCACCTGTAAAAACTACACGAGATTATAAAAGTGAATTTATGAAAGATATGTCTGATCCTTTACCAGTAAGAAAAGATACAAATATACCTCATAGGAATAGAGGACCAATAGATCTTGGAGATGTTGTTGCATCAGTAAAAACTAAACTAGTAACTGCTCCAGGTAGAAATCCAACGAATAAAAAAGTTAGAGTAATTGATAGACCGGGTACAAGAAAGGGACCAAAGAATACTTCTGGTTCTTCCAGATTTTCTGATGGTGGTAAACTAGGCATTAACAACTCTGGTCAAAAAATTGTACAGAAACTTTATAGTAAGGGAGGAAAAGTATAATGTTAAAGAATACTTGGAAATCATCTAAAGAAGCTAGAACAGGTAAAGGGGAAAAACTTAAACTTGATACCTTTCCTGATACAACAGGAAGACCAACTGGACAAGGATATGGTGCAGCTCGTACAGGACCTTCTGTTGTAAAACTTAATCGTGGTGGACCTGCCAAGAATAAGATATCTTACTAATGGCAGATTCAGCTGAAGCAAAGATAAGAAAAGGAAAAGAACCAATGCTTAGAAATACAGTAAAGTCTGCAGAGGAAGCTCCAGCAGTTAGAGCAGAGGCTGTTAAACATAACTTATCTGAACTTGACATGGCTAAGAATAAAGTAAAAGATGTGGTGGATAATATTACAGCCAAAGGTGGTGGAATGATTAGTCGTCTTTGGAAAAAAGGGAAGAATAGATAATGGTAAAAAAGAAAAAAGAATCTTATGCAACTATTTTAAGTCCTGAAAAAAGAAAGCGACAGCAATTAAAAAAAGAAGCAAGAGCTCGTGAAGCATATGCTGGTGCATTAGATGCTGAATTAGACGCTGATATAGAAAGATTAGCAAGAGGTAAGGATAATTTTCAAGAGATAATGGATAAGACTGAGGTAGCACGAAAAATGAATTTTCCATATCCTCCATTAAAGCCCGGACAAAAACATGGAGATAGAAAAAGAAATGTAGAATATGATCAGAGAATGGAGTATCATGATAAGAACAAATGGAAACTAGAGAAATCTGGAGGTGGTAGATTAAGTCGTCTTTGGAAAACAGAGAAGAATAGATAGTGGCTATAAGTAGAGCTAATATTAATAAACAATTAACTAATAGAGGAAAAAATAAAATGGCTGTCAAGAAAATGAAAAAAGGAAAGAAAGTAGGAGCTCCAAGTAGAGTAGGTGCTCAAGGTTATGGTGCTCGCAAAGATGAATCTATTGCAATGCGACTTAGAAAGAAAAGAACTAAAAAACAATTAAAAGCTTCAGCAAATGAATCTTATGGCAAATGGGATTCTAAATCTAAAAAGTCTGGTAAGATTAACAGAAGAAAAGCGTAGGAATAAATCATGGCTACGTCTGGTACAAATACATTTAATACCACTTTCTATGTAGATGAAATCATAGAGGAAGCGTTTGAACTCGCTGGTGGACAACCCCAATCAGGATATGATGGTAGGAGTGCTAGACGGAGTTTAAATTTTCTTTTAACCGATTGGCAAAATCGTGGAGTTCTTCTCTGGGCAACAGATTTACAGACAGATACATTAGTAGCTGATGCTGCAAGTTTTACATTGGATGCTTCCACAGTAGATATTCTGGATGCATATATGCGTAGAGCTACTGATAATACAGATCTACAAATGAATCGTATTTCCTATGAAGAATATGAACAGATAGCTGATAAGACTACATCAGGAAGACCTACACAATTTGCTACCTTACGTGGAGAAAGTACAGAAACTGTATATGTATGGCCTGTACCAGATAGTACAACAACTTATACATTTAGATATTATCGTATTCGTAGATTATATGACATTACAAAAAGTGCTATACAAAATGCAGATGTACCTTTTAGATTTTTACCTTGTCTTGTAAATGGATTAGCATATTATCTGGCAATGAAAATACCTAATACTAGACCTGATCGTATTGCAATGTTAAAAGCAAATTATGAAGAAACATTTAATAATGCATTTGAAGCAGATAAACAAAGAGCTGATATGAAAATTGTTCCTCGATTACATTATATTACGTAGGAGTTAAAATGGCTTTATCTAACAGAGCACCCGGTATTTGTGATAATTGTGGATTTCAATATAAATTAATTCAGTTACGTTTTACAAGTTATAATACAAGAGTCTGTCCTTCATGTTGGGATGGTAGATTTGATAAAGTTAATAGTCCTCTGAATAAACCTGCTTATATTCCAGAAGATCCTATGCTCAAAGATCCTAGACCTCCTGCCAATACAGATAGAAATGTTTCTTGGGAAGCTGCTGGTATAAATTGGGAAGACGATGATGATTACTGGAACTTAGCTACAACAACTAGTTAACGTTGGAATTTAAAGCAGAGTATGATAAGATATATAAAAGATTTGGAGTAAATAATGGCAACACTAACAGGACAAAAAATATCGAATAGTTATAAAGATCTTCTTCAGGTCAGTAATAGTAATTCAGGTATAGACACAACAAAACGTGATGTATCAGATGGAGAGGGAACAACTTCTCCTTTACAACTTTCCGAATCTATAGTAAATATAAATGGAACTTTTCAATTAAATGGTACAACACTTACAGCTAGTGCAGCAGCATTAAATAATATTACAGATCTTTCAGGTATCACTGGTCTTGTTGCTGTATCAGGTGGAAATGCTTATGGAAGAACATTAGGTAGAACTGCTCCAGTTACTATTTCAAATAATAATGGAACTGAAGGTAATCCTACAATTTCTTTAGAAGAGTCTGGTATTACTTCAGCCACATATGGACCTTCTTCTAAATTAAATATTAGTAAGTATGGAATTGTTGTTGATGCTGAAACAACTACAAAAATATCTGCTACTACATTTGAAGGTGATCTTACAGGTGATGTAACAGGTGATATAGATGGTGCTAATGGATCTTTTTCCGTAGCAGTTTCTGCTACTAAAGTCCTTGGAGCTGGTGCTACATTTACAGGACCTGTATCAGGAACTTCTGCTGTCTTTTCTGGAATAGTTTCAGCAGCTTTTGATGGAGCTTTAACAGGAGATGTAACTGGTGATCTTACAGGTAATGTAACAGGTGATATTGATGGAGCCAGTGGATCATTTTCCACAGGAATTTCTTCAACAGATATAGATGCAGCGACTGCAACATTTACTGGACAAGTATCTGGAACAGGATTTACAGCAAGTGGAAATGTTTCAGCAGCATATTATTATGGAGATGGATCAAATCTTACCAATGTTCCTTCAGCTGAAGGTGGTACAGTAAAAAGAGTTCAGGCTGGTACAGGAATTAATATAACAGTAGATGGAGCAACATCTGCTTCTATCCCTGTTAGTGGAACTATTCTTGTAGATCCTGATCAAAACTTTGCAACTGTATCTGTTTCCACAGGTCTGGTACTTGCTGGACAAGTAAGTGGAACTGGAGCTACATTTAGTGGAACTGTTTCAGCAGCTTACTTTGATGGTGATGGTTCTAATTTAACGAATATTCCAGCAGGTACTTCTGTTGATGAATTTACTGTTAATGATTTAACTGTTGTATCTGTTGCTTATTTGGGAGATATGGTATCAGGAACAGCAGCTCAGTTTTCAGGAATAGTATCTGCTACTACATTTGATGGTAACCTTACTGGTAATGTAACAGGTAATGTTACAGGTAATGTAACTGGTGATGTTACTGGAGATGTAACTGGAGATCTTACAGGTGAT